GTAATATTCATGCCAAGCACATATCAACATGAAGTTACTCCAGTTGTTATGGGAGAAGATGATGGTTGTTCTGGTAGATATTGTATGTCACAATTTCTCTTTATAGGAAATCACTAATGATTGAAGGCGTTGATTATTGTTTCATCTATCCAAAGGATGATGACCAAGCGGTACATATCCGTTTGATGGAAGGACCATACAAAGATACCATTTACAAGTATGGTAGGGTTGGATTTGAGGAAAAAAATGAGCAGGTCTATTTACAATTCAAGTTTGATGTGTTAGAATCCACCATTAAGACGAAGAAATTGGAGAAGGACCTTGACTTTAAAAATTACATCGGTGACTTGCTTGTTGAAATCATGTCATCTAACATTGAGCAGGAAATAATTGATGAAACTGGAACAATCGATTCTCAAGAATCTAGTCTATAATGAGGACTATCTAAGAAAAGTATTACCATTCTTAAAAGATGATTATTTCTCCGACAGAACGGAGAGGACAATATACAATGAAATCACCTCGTTTACTGAAACTTACAATACTCCGCCTACGATTGAAGCACTCTCAATTGCCGTCAAGGAGAGGAACAATCTCACGGATGATGAAGTTAAGGGATGCGAAACTTATCTCCAAGAAATTGAAGCTCATAGTAAAGAGCAAACCGAGGTACAATGGCTTGTTGACAAGACAGAAAAGTTTTGCCAAGAGAAGGCGGTATACAATGCTGTATTGGGGGCTATTTCAATTCTCGATGGTAAGGACAAAAGTAAAGACAAAGGTGCAATTCCCTCTATACTATCGGACGCCTTGGCCGTTTCATTTGACACAACAGTAGGCCATGACTATTTACAAGATTCTGATGCTCGTTATGATTTCTACCATAGAAAGGAAGAGCGAATTCCTTTTGACCTGGAATACTTCAACAAGATTACGAAAGGTGGTCTACCAACTAAGACTCTCAATATTGCTCTGGCAGGTACGGGTGTTGGTAAATCTCTGTTCATGTGCCATGTGGCAGCGGGCGCTATGGTACAAGGTAAGAACGCACTATACATCACTCTTGAAATGGCTGAAGAAAAGATTGCAGAAAGAATAGATGCAAACTTATTAAATGTAACACTTGATGACTTGATGGACCTTCCCAAAGAAATGTATGACAAGAAAGTTGCCAGAGTCCGTGAAAAGACCACAGGTAAACTTATCATCAAAGAGTATCCAACAGCATCGGCATCCGTAACACATTTTAGGACTTTATTAAATGAACTTAATCTCAAGAGGTCTTTTGTACCTGATATTATCTTTGTTGATTATCTCAATATCTGTTGTAGTTCTCGTATTAAGGCTGGTGCGAATATTAATTCCTACACCTATGTTAAGTCGATTGCAGAGGAGCTTCGTGGCCTTGCTGTTGAGTATAATGTTCCTATTGTATCTGCGACACAAACTACAAGATCCGGATTTACATCGAGTGATCCAGGACTTGAAGATACGAGTGAAAGCTTTGGACTTCCCGCCACCGCAGACTTAATGTTTGCGTTGATTTCTTCTGAAGAACTAGAAGAACTCGGACAAATTATGGTGAAACAATTAAAGAATCGATATAATGACCCTAGTTATTACAAACGATTTACGGTTGGTGTTGACCGGTCTAAGATGAAGTTGTATGACATCGAACAATCAGCACAATTGGGTATTGCAGATGCTGGCAATCAAGTCGGTTCTCACAATAAAATTAAACATGAAAAGAAGTCTTTTGAAGGATTTAAAGTATAATGGGAAATTTATTATTCATTATAGCCGTAATGGTGTTTGTGCCGTGGCTGATTTTAAAAGTAACACGTTTAGAAAAATGGGTACCACTACCAATGGCACAGATTGCATTTGGTATTTGTATGGGACCAAGTGCAATTGGCCAGTTTTATCCAGAACTGTTTAGCACAATCTTTACACAGCCAATTAAAACAGGATTAGATGCTATTCAAATTTTAGCAATTTCAATCTTTGCTTTTATTGCTGGTATTGAACTTAAACCTAAAGAAATTATTGAAGTCGAAGGTAACAAAATTTGGATTCAAGCATTCAATGTGATTCTTGTTCCTATCTTGTTAGCCGGTGGTGCTTTCATGTTATTCTTTGACAATCCAGTTTGGCACACTACTGAACGTCCGTTTTGGCAATATGCATTAGGTATGGGTGTTGCTACTTGTATTACTGCAATGCCAATGTTAGTAATAGCTTGTAAAGAAGTTGGTTTACATGGCAGTAATATGTATCGCAAACTGTTGGCTCTAGTAACATTTGACGATTTGGTTTTATGGTTAGCTGTTGCTTTCATTATTAGTTTCTCAAAATATGCAATTAATTCGGTGATATTCTTTAGCATATTGGCGGTTTTATACTATGTGTGGCCAAAACTATTAGATTTAGCCGGAGAAAAATCATACCCAGCGTTAACTGTATCATTAGTATTGTCTATGGCTGCATTTAGTCATTGGGCTGGTCTACATTATGTATTAGGTGCGTTCTTTGCTGGAATGATTACACCTCGTAATGCTACTAAGTGGAATGAAGGTATGGATTTTCAGCAGATGTATTGGTTAATGCCTGTGTTCTTTATTTGGACCGGATTAAAAACTACATGGACTTTAGACCTATCTACCATTTTATTAGGTGCTGTTGGTATGTTGTTTATAGCTATTACAACTAAGTTTATTGGTGTCTGGTTAGCATATCGAGACCAAGGTCTTAGAGTTGTTTGTTTTAAAACTGCACTACTGCAAAATAAAGGATTAATGGAAATCTTTTTAGCTACTATGTTACTGACTACAAATGTTATTAGTGCTAATATGTTTGCTGCGGTAGTAATTATGAGTTTAATCAGCACAGTAATTGCCGTGCCTTTGGCTCGCATATTTTACAAACCAGAACTTGATAATATTAAATGAAATTAACCAAAGAAGATGCGGTTCATGTAGCCAAGGTATTTGAAGATTACTTTGGTAACTTTGACCGCATTGATGAATACATGAGAGACCAGAAGTTGGCCAATCTGGCTGAACTTCCTCTCAACCCATTGTTTGCACCAGAAGATGACCTGTTCTCTGATTTCTCCATGCATCCAAAAGATATGGATATTGAAGTGGTAGAAGTCAATGGTGATACATGGGAAACATTACTTTCCATTACCAGTTCCCATGTCAATATTGCACCGGTTGGCAGAAATGTGAAACTTGCCGTCAAGGAGAGGAACTCAGGAAAGTTCTTAGGTTTCATTCGTTTGGGTTCACCAGTCATCAACTGTCGACCTAGAAATGAATTGCTTGGACAAGTGTTTACGCAACAACCTGAGTGGGGTAAGCGCTTCAATGAATCCGCAATGATGGGGTTTGTAATTGTACCATCTCAGCCATTTGGTTTTAACTATCTCGGTGGTAAACTTCTGGCTGCCATTTGTTGTTCACATACCGTTAGAGAGATTGTAAATAAAAAATATGGTATGAATCTATGCCTATTTGAAACTACCAGTTTGTATGGTTCTTCCAAATCATCTTCACAGTATGATGGTATGAAGCCATATATTCGTTATCAAGGTTTAACTGAATCCGACTTCTTACCAATGATGCACGGTAAACCATACTCAGACCTGGTTGCATTTGTTGAATCTAAGGTGGGTAAAATTGTAGATGATGGAATCTCCAGCAGAAAACTAAAGATATCGATGAAGATTATTTCGTTGGCCAGAGCAGCACTTAAAGGAACACCAGAATTGGTGACTTTCAATACAACGATTGAGAACGCTAAAAAGTTGACAGAACAAAAGCGTTATTATACATCAAATTATGGGTATAATAACTATACTGATTACATTAACTGTAAAACTGATGTGTTGGAAAAAGGCGACAACTATGATAGATTTAATTTGGAAAGTGTGATAGAATGGTGGCGTAGTAAGGCAATCAATCGTTATGAAACATTAAAGAGTGATGGTCGTCTACGAACAGAGTTGGAAGTCTGGACCTCAGGTAAAGACATTCAAATCATCAGATAAATAGTATCATATTAATTAAAGGGTAATCATGGCCTACGAAGCGTCAGAAATTATGTTTGCTGCAGCAATGTTGTATACACCTTCCGAGTTGGAAGAAAAAACCAAAGACTTGACTACGTTCCGTAATTTTATGGTTGAATCTAAGAAAAGGATTCAAACTAAGAACGAAGTTAAATTTGGTAGCACCGCCATTGAAAAAGGTTTCTTAGACCTTATGGATGAACAAAAGTCAGAATCATTAAAAGACTTGGCCGCTGGTGTTTCTGCCGCCATAGCTATGCAAAATGAGATTGGTGCAATTTCAAAAAGAAAAACCCCAACACTTTACATGACAGGTAATGTCTGGCCGCAAGAAGTTGAAAAGTTTAGAGTTAGTGCTCATGGATTTGAAGATTACAATTCAGCTGATGTAATCGTATCATATGATGACAAAATGTTCTATGGAGTTTCTTTGAAAAAGAAGAGGAATTCAAATGCAGGTGAACCAACACTAATCAATAAAGCCTTTGATACGTTATTGGATGGAAACCAGTTTAGTAAAGTTAAAGATTCATTGGCCAACATTCGTAGAAATTATTTTGCTAATCTAGTCATCGAAGCTGTTGATAAAGGATTAATTAGAAAAGGTGACATTGCAGGATTTGACCAGTTGAAAAAGACCGATGAAGGTCGTAAAGAACTATTTGAATCTAAGAAAAGAGATAAAAAAATATTCGACAGAGCATATATTGATACCAAAGGTTC